GGTATGCTAATATTAGCGGGCCAAGCCCATCGGTTGGTGATAGAGATATTGAAGAACTTGTAGAACATCTTATGCACACAATACATTTGTATGGTATTATGGGTGCGGTGCCGGGATCTGAAACAGCGGTGAATTGGTTAGCAACTAATAATGTTAATTGGCAAACAACAGAATTGCACCTTGCTATGAAAGAAGCTATTGATGGCGGATTTTTTGATCCGTCTGATTATGCATCCGATTGGGCAACAGTGGATGAGGCAGCTGAGGTAGCTTATAAAGAATATATGTATTTAATTAACTGGTCAATGTGGGATATGAGTACTTTTTGGGATGGCGGATCACTGTCACCGGAATGGTCTGACTCAGTAAAAACTCCATCTGGAATGTTAACTAATAATCCAAAAGGGTACGCCCTATTTAAATCATATTTTGAACCAGTGTTAAGTAAACCAGACTTTGCTGTTTTAAGAGATATTTTTAGGGATAATGATCTCGGTCCTTCATATTATACACCAGCATCAAACGGTGCTTCAAGAATAAAGCAGATAAATTGGTTTCAAAACAACGTTGGCGCTGGAACTGGAACTTACGTTTATGACCGCAGTGGATCATATACAAACTCAATTGATGAAGATGATAATAATCATGGTTGCCATTGTGCTGGTACCGTTGCTGGAAACACTCAAGGCTGGGCTAGAGACGCCAATATTTACAACATAAGTCCATATAGTACAAACCCAAATAGCCTTTCTAGCAGCCTTATGTGGGACTATATTCGTGCGTGGCACAATAGTAAACCAATCAATGTAGCAACTGGGCGTCGCAACCCAACGATTACAAACAACAGTTATGGATCTACAATTAAGGCAGGCGCAACTGCAGCACAAGACGGTTATGATACAGGTATACCAACACGTGTAAATTATCGTGGAACAGATTTTAATCCTGGGCGCGAATTAACACAAGCTGAATTACAAGCACGCGGTTTTTATTGTCCTCTTGCAAGTCGTGTTATGAGTATCCCATATTATTTTACATCAAGACAAGCCGACATGCAAGATGCAATTGATGATGGAATCATTATTGTAGCATCAGCTGGTAACGCATCTTGGAAAACAGTAAACAGCTCAGACCAAGATTATAATAACGATTTTCTTATGTCTTATAACGGTACTCCATTTACATGGTGGCTAAATCGTGGTACAGGATCAGGCGCTGGTTATGCACCGGTAATTAACGTAGGCGCCACGTCAAATGATACGCAAGAAGACAAAGCACCATTTTCAAATGTAGGCAGTCAGGTTGATATTTTTGCCGCAGGGGAAGCAATTCAAAGTTCTTTACATACAGGCGGAGTAACCGACGCAAGAAACAGTTCTTATGATCTTGGGAAGTATCAAGGTACAAGTATGTCAGGACCACAGGTTGCAGGAGTACTTGCAATCCTTGCAGAATCGTGGCCAAACATGGATCAAGCTCAAGCTGAAACTTGGTTATCAACCTATGCCTCAGTAGATCAAATGCAAGACACCGAAGCAGATGATGCAATGGATACAAATAGTCTGCAGGGTGCTCCTAATAAATATTTACGTTGGATTAATCAAAGAAAAACCGAAGGACAAAGCTATCCATTAAAAACTTTGTCATATCGTCCAATAAGTGGAATGCTATTTCCTCGTACTAAAATTCAACAAACAAAATACATGGATCCACAAAGTTCACAAGGTTCATTTGCACCTGACTTTACAATCACCGTGAATAATAATGGCTCGGCAGGATATGTAATGTCAGGAACAGATAGAAATGGAACTGTAAGCGGCGGCTCAGATAATCCTACTCTTGCGTTTAATGCAGGAGATAAAGTAAGATTTAATTTAAGTGCGTCAGGCCATCCTTTTTACATTAAGACAGTACAAGGAACAGGCACTGGAAATCAGGCAAGCGGCGTTGACGGTCAAGGAATGCAAGAAGGCCCAGTTGATTGGACTGTCGGAAGTGCAGGTACTTATTATTATAACTGCCAATTCCACGGCTCCATGTCAAATACAATCACGGTGAGTTAATATAAATAATGGAAAACAAAGGTAAAACGAATGGCTGAAACACTTACATCACTTTTGAAAACCGATACCGTTCGCCTGTTCTATGATGATTTACAGGCAAACGATTTTTACGTGTTTGTGTCTTCAGTAACTAGGTTAGGCGAAGACCGCCGAGAAGTTGTAAATTCAATTAGCAGTAAGAATGAATTTTTAGACAATGTTATTTTTGGCAAAAAGATTCTTAATTCTGATTGTAAATTTATGGTTAAATATTATCCATGGCAAGAAGGGCAATCTTTTGTTCAGTATGACGATTCGGTTACTCTTGAAGGCGAAAGATTTTATTGCGTAGTTGGTCCGAACATTAACGATACTGGCGATTACCGCGTTTATAAATGCCTTTATAATAATAATGGCGGAACTGTTTCAAACGCACCAAACTTTAATGCGACAACAACTGACCAAATTTATCGTACTGCTGATGGGTACATTTGGAAATATATGTACAAGTTGACGCAAACAGAATTTGAAGCATATAATGCGGTAGGTTATATTCCTGTCGTTGATGATTTCATATATGCACCGTTTGATTCTGATGCAAACAATGCGCCTGCGAATACTCAGCCAACAACAACCGGTTCTCCAATTGACCAAATCTTTGTTGAGAACGTTGATGCAAACTCTGGGTATCCTAGAGCAACAGGTAAGCTTGAAGCAAACGCCGCACTCGATGGCGAATTAAAAGTTTCAGGCGATCTTGCTTTACCATTAAACGAAATTACGAATTATTATTCTGGGATGTCAATTGTAATCACAACGGGTGGTGTAACTAAAATTTATACAATCTCAACGTATACCTACGGAATTGATGAAGATAACCCAGACGCAGAAGCAACAATACAAGTTTCAGCAAACGACGATCCTTATGGAGACGGAGTAACAAAAGGTGCGAAATTCCAAATTGTACCAAGAATACAAATTCAAGGTAATGGATCTGGCGCAGAAGCGTATCCTATTGTTGAAGGTGGAAAAATTACGTCCGTTCTTGTAACAAATAAAGGCGAAGGATATCATACAGTACAAGCAAACATTGTAGATCCTTTATATGACTTTAATCCTGATGATCCTAACACGGTTGATATTCGTGCTGGAATCAGGCCGATCTTGTCGCCAAAAGGTGGACACAATACTGACCGTCTTGAAGAAATGAAATGCCGTCATATTTTATTATACGGATACATTACTGAAGATGATAATAACTCAATTGGCGCAACGAATAGTTATTCGCATTTGGGTATCGTGAAAGAACCTCAATGGGAAAGCGCAAATACAGACTTGCACAATCCAAATGTTTTTGATAACAGAATAAAGATTGTAACAAACGATTATGGATCGGTCGTTGTTAATGAAGTTCTTTCACAGGTTAACGACGAAAATGAAACATGCTTTGCAGGACGTGTTCACGAGATTGACGCATCGGCAAATACAATTTATCTTTATAACTACAATCGCATCCATGCGCCTCAGGTTGGAAATGATATCGCATTTGATCCGACGATTGATTTTCAGAATGAGTCAGGCGTGACAATCGAGATAAATACTCCTGTAGCCAACAATGTAACCGAATCACCGTATACCCAACGTTCTGGCTTGGTTTACTTTATGGAAGACTTTACTCCGTTGGATAGAACCAATCAGTCAAGAGAAGAATATAAACTGTTGCTGGAATTTTAAGGAAGTTAAATTAAATGCCTATTAATACAGATCTAAATATTGCACCATATTTTGATGATTTTGATACAGAGAAACAGTTTTATCGTATTCTGTATAAACCAGGATATGCCGTGCAGGCACGAGAGCTTACTCAACTTCAATCTATTTTGCAGAATCAGGTTGAAACGTTTGGTGATAATATTTTCCAAGAAGGTTCAATTGTAAAAGGGTGCACATTTACAAACCTAGACAAATTGGAATATGTTAAGGTTAGAGATAAGGCTAGCTTTGACGTTAAATCATACGTAAGTAAAACCGTT